AACGCATTCGTCGTCGCTGGTTAATTCGTTATCTTCGATATTGTCGGTTTTCCGATCCCAGGAAAAGAAACTCGATGAAGAATAAGTAAGGCGTTTGTTGTCTTCATCCCATTTGAACCACCGCCCCGTCGTTTCCTCATAATTTAGATGTATCACCCTTTTGGTAATGTCAACTTTCGCCAGTCTGGCCACTTCCTGATCCTTTAAATAGTCTTCAAACCGTTCAACGGAAGGAGCGGCTCCGGTAAAGGAAGTTTTAGCCGATAACTTCATTTGTCGGGCTGTTTCATAAGTTATTAAAGGTTCATCCGTCAAACTACAGGATAAATCAATGTCCGGAACATCATCCACAATATCCCGGATCAATCTTAACGTGGCTGTTTTCGTATCGGAAGAAACATTATAAACCAGTCCGAAACGCACATGCAAGGCATTTAAAAAGTCCTCTACTGTGCAATCCGGCATCAAATCGGCATAAGAAAGTTTCCCTTTAACACAACAGTCGGCAGCATTATTCAATATTACCAGGTTAGAAAGTTCCTTGTTCGTCTTAAAAGGATTTTCGGTTATGGTATATCCAAATTCGGAAAAAACAAGTTCCAGCACACGCCATACATATAAAAAAGCCGTTACGCCGTAACCTTCCGGAAGTGTTACTGCAGTCGGAGTACCATTTACTAAAAAAGTTTCTGTTCTTGCTTGATAACGTAAACGATATACTTTACTTCCTTCTGATACAGGTGTGATATAGTTCAAGTATTTAGGGTAAAGCTGATTATCTTTCGAATCGTTACCGGTCATAATCTGAAATACGGCATAATCAGTCTGATAACCTCCTAAAACTTGCTGCAAATGTGCGCAAAGAGAATTAACGCTGCTATACTCCTTCACAGGTAACGTAATAGCATTTAATTTTTTTGCTTTCCATGCGCTGTAGGCTTCCGAATTGTCAAAGCCGATGTTAAGGGTAATACCTTCTTTTTTACCGGCGGAAACAATATTTATCTTCCCGGTACGTTTATATGCTCCGTCCAATACCGTACATGCCTGATCTTCATTCATCGGCTTTATACCCATGTCCAGACGGTGAGCAAAACCGGTTATTTTAGCATTATTGCCGGTACATGGAACCGTAACCGGTACGGTTTGCGATCCCCGGTCGTTCATGACAGGGGATTTTTCATCAATCTGTACGGTAAAGTCACCCCCTAAATCCAGATAACCTTTGTTCGTCTTAATCTTTAGCATAATGATTACTTATTTTCCGCGTGTAAAGGTGTCGCGGGCGTTATCTATAGTTTCTTTGGCCTTCTCCAAATCCTGGTAAACGATATAGGCCTTTATCAATTTGATAGCCTCACAGGAGGCGCGAAGTTCCTTTGCCGCTTCCAGGAACTCCCGGTAGGAAGAATCCCCTGCAGAAGAGGTAACGTAACCGCCTTCCGCATATTCACCCGGATTCTGTGGCAACGGGTTTGCATTGGTACGCTGCCGCCTGATCGCTTCGATAGTGCTAACAGCGTCGATTACTTTAGGATTATTCATTTCCGGCTGTGGTACCACATATTCTCCCTTATGAACAACGCCGGCCACTTCATAACGCCCACCGGGACCGGTGTAACCACCTTCCGAATATCCACCACCGGAAGAACCGGAAACAACACGTTCAGCCGTGGCGGTCTTGCTGCCGGTAGTGTTTTTCAGGGACATGTTTTTAATTCTGTCCCGTTCTGCTTTGGCCGATGCAAGCTGGGCCACACCAGTAGCCGCAAGCATTGCTGCAGCAACGGTTCCGGCAATCGGTCCTAAGTCCGCGTACGCCTTCATAATCGAAACGGCTGTATCTGCTATGATCTGGGAACACTTGATAGCAAAGTTTACATCCGCATACTTCTTTTGAATCTCCAGTTTCTTATTTTCCTTCTCTTCTTCCAGGGCGGCAGTATCTTCCCCGTTGTTCTCGGCTTCTTGTATGAGAACATCGTATTTTGCTTCCACCTGGTCGATTTCGGCCTGCTGAATAGCTTCCACCATGGAAGAGGAAAGGCCGGAATAATAGTCAAAGTATTTTTTAGCATATCGCATCCCCATACCTAATCGACCTTCTTGATACTGTTTCTCGCTAATCATTCCCTGATCGTGCAAGTTCTCCAACTGTGCCAATTCATTCTGGTACTCCTGTGCCCATGATACGCCGATCTGGGATTGAATTTGATATATATTATTCTCGTATTCATAGTTCAGTTGATTTATTTCTCTATTTTTCTGACGTTCCAGTTCTACAATAGAAATTCCCGCCTGTCTCGCTATCTCAATTATAGCATTATAAGTCGTTTCTACATCCTGAACCTGCTTCCGGTGTACTTCCTGCATACCGGTTATTCCTACCGGAACGGAAGTTATTTCACGTACTTTTTGAGCAATGGCCGCCCGGTCACGTAATAGTTGCATCTCGGTTTCACGTACGGCGTCGGCCGCTTCCGTTACGGTATCTATACGCTTTTGGCTGCTGGTGATCTCCAGGGCGTTTACATCATCCAGATAGGTACGGTTTATCTCCAGAAGTTCCGCCGTATGTGCCTGTTCAACTTCCAGCATATAGGCGTCGGCTGCTTCCTGCGTTATACTCTGGTTTAATACCGCTTTTTCCATGGTGTCCTTCTGGACATTGTAATAGGCGGTTTCAATCTTTATCCGTTCGTCCCGTTTCTCCTGTACCTGTTTTATACGGGCGTCTTCCTGCTTACCGGTTTCCGTAAAAATAGCAGCCTGGGCTTCCGTTTCGAGCTTGTGGATTTCATCGAGTAACTTCTTCTTTTTGGCCGGGGTCTTTGCTTCCAGCTTCTGGAGTGCGTCGATACGTTCCCGGTAATAGCGAAGATTTTCCGCCGTACCTTCGAGAATGTACTGGGCTTCCGTCTTATTTTCCTTCTCCCGGTTCTGTTTGATAAGAAGCATACGTTTTTCGTGCTCGATCTCCAGAGGTTTTAATGTGGCGCCCGTTTCTGTATTTTTATACTCCCCGGCTTCCGCTTTCTTTTTGACTTTACCTAATTCATTCAAACGTTTTATTTCGGCGTCGATACGTTCTATTTCCTTGTTCTTCTTGGCAATATTCGTTTCGCTGTCTTCTGCCCATTGCTCCTGAACCTTTTTCTTTTCCGCCTCCAGTTTCTTTATGAGGGATGTTTCTTCCACTACTGCACTACCTGTCGCTTTAGTGCCTTCCGTTGTGATTTTGACTGATTCCCGTTGCCATTCTTCCTGCTTCTTAATATATGGTTCCAGTTTTTTATTCACCTTCTCCAAATCTTCCTCAACTTCCGCCTTATCAATGGTAAGCCGTGAAACCTTGGTTATTTTTGCCGTACTCAACCGGGGATTCTTATTTATTCTTTTATTCAGATCGGCGATTTCTTCCTCCAGTTCGTCCCTTTCGAACTCCAATTTAGCTTTTTCATCATACAAAGGCTGCATAAGAGACTTTAGCGAGTTCATCTTCATTTCGTTTTCTCTTGCCTTTAAATATCGCTTAATGGCCTCCGTGTTTTCATCATATAATCCGCCTTCGTCCTTGATTGAAGCGTGATACTCCGGAACGATTTCCTGCAACCTCTTTATATATTCCCGTCTCTCATCCACACTTAGATTCGTGTCATGTATGGCTTTAGTGAGACTTTTTATCTGATCCTTTTCCTGCTGCAAGGTTGCGGAAACTTCTGATTCTATTTTATTTAAATTAGCCTGTGCGTCCCTTGCTTCTTTCAATTTTTTAGTAAACTGGTAAATAGCCATTCCGGCAGAGAGTATCAAGGCGGTAACGGCTGCATAAGGATTCTTTAAAAGTTCGATCCGCATTAACCGAAGAGCGGCGGTACATCTTTTAATATTCAGGTGCAGCAATGCCTGGCCCGCCGCATAAGCCAAAGTAGCCGCCCGGCTGATATAAAGCTGTACGGCGTGCGCTTTCTCTGTAACAACCGAAGCAAGGGTCGCCGCTTTAAAACGGGCGTGCCACATGGTAGCGATTTTCAATGCTCCGTAATAGCCAATCAAATAGGCCGTAACGGTATAAGTGACAACACCCCATTTATTAAACATGTCGATCATACCACCCACACCTTCCACCATAAGCGTAACAAGATCTATTAAATCCCGGAGAATACCCTTTGATTCATAGAAACGTAAAACTACTCCTTCAATAGTTGAACTTAGCCGGTTTAATGCACCCTGAACGTTATCACCCATTTCTTCGGACATGGCGTTAAAATCGTCTTCCGCACCTGTTACCGCGTCGCAAAGTGCCAGCACGGTATCGGTACCGTTAAGGAAAGTATTAAACGCTGCAACGGAACGTTTATCGGTCAGTTCAAGGGCCTTGTTCAAGTCTATTCCTTCGCTGTTTAATTTTTTAAGCCCCTTTACCAGATCATCCAGGTTATCAACCGGACCACCGAGAGCAAGCGCGAGTTTGCCGCTACTGTCAGCCAGATTAAGCAAAATATTACGTGTTGCCGTTGCTGCTGATGAAGCATCGAAACCGCTGTTTGCCAAAGCTCCCAAAAGGGCGGTCGTTTCCTCGATCGTGAATCCGAAAGAGTTAGCAACCGGGCCGACGGTAGACATTGCACTATTCAGATATTCAAAATTCAGGGCCGAAGACGTTGTACCTATTGCCATGGTAGAAAGTGCCCGTTCCGTATCTTCCGCATCAAGATTGAAAATACGCAATGTTGCACCGGCAAGCGTAGCAGCCGAGGCAAGATCCGTGTCCACCGCCTTAGCGAATTTCAGCACGGAAGGCGTCATCGCTTTAATATCCTCTTTGAAAAATCCCAGCTTGGCAAGCTCTATCTGAAGTTCCGTTACCTGTGCAGCCGTATAAGAAGTAGTGGCACCCAGCCGGCGCGCTTCATCCGTTAAATCTTTGATACTCTTTTTCGTGGTTCCCAAGATAGCCGCCAAAGTACTATTTTTCTTCTCAAACTCTATAATAGTACTGATCGCATCCCTTAGCCCCCCGACAATCTGCCCGGTTATCATTGCGCCGATAGTGACAAACACACCGGCCAGAACCGTTTTTATCTTATTCAGGGAAAGAAGGGAACCGCCGAAACCTTCCGCCTTTTTCGTGGCCTGCCCGTACGCTTTTTCAACTTCTTTCAGTTCCTTCTCCAAGGCGGCATATTTTTCCGGTTGCAAGGATTTCACCGTATCGCGAAGCTCTTTCCGCAAGGCGTTTGCTTTCCTTGCCAGCTGGTTGGCACTCATGGTGGTTTTATCCAACCGTTTCTCACATTCGGCAATCTTCTTGTTATTCTCGGATATAGCCTTATTATTGGCATTTAATCTATCCGTAAGGTTCTTCCACTGTTTACCGCCAGCCTTACCGGTAGCAATAAGTTCGGTCATTTTCTTTTTAAGGTCCTTATTGCTGTCCCGGAGTTCTTTGTTCTTTTCCGAAAGATTATGTATTTCTTTCTGTGCATCGGTGGCGTTCAGAGTTAACACCCATTCGATATAATCAGGTTTTAATTTTGCCATAAGAGTAAATTTTATAAGGCAAAATTATCCTGGGATAAACTGGCGGAAAAGGACATAAAAAAGGGAAACAACTTAAAGTTGCTTCCCAATTATTTCAAAAATATATATATTGCTAATACAATGAATTTATGCGATTTAATTCCTCCAAGTAATAACAAGTCGCTTTTTTATTTACGATAAATTCTCCCCGATAATCTATTAATATATATTGTGCTGGTGATACTTGTAATATAGGAGTCTTTCTTAAAACATCAATATCAATAAAATACCGTTCAGGTTTTTCTTTGTTTATCGAAATTATTCTATCTTTGTGCTGGAGATAAGCTTCATGCCTGATTATATATTCTCCACCTTCCATACTACTAAATACATCATAACCGCTCGAACATTCACGAACCATATAAATATTACCTTCAGCATGAGAACGACCAAGAACCAAACCGCCGCATCTAGCGTCTACAATGTATCCTCCTTTAAAAAGTTCTTTAAATTCATTATAAGAAAGAATCATAATAAAAAAAATCTGCCGTCTCCTTCAACCCTGCCACATTCCTTTATTGAGGGCGGATATACCGGAAACGATTAAATGGCGTTCCCCTTATAAAAGTGCGCCCACCGGATTTTCAACCGGAACCCGACTTCACGGGTTACACTCTTACAAGGGGAACATATAGTTTATTTATTGGGCATGGCAAAAATACGAATTTAATTAATGCCTTTTATCAAATTTTCTATTTTTTGATTGTAAAATCGGAAGGATCGAAATATTCTCTATCTCTGATTGTTGCCTGGTTCATCCTTCGGCAAACATACCAGGTTAACGGAACCGATATAAGAGGCGTAACGGTAAAGGAAAGAAAGGCAAAAGCAAGCCACCCAAATAAAGTAGCCGGTTTATGCTTACATCCAACGAAAAAGGCTATTACCAGGAAAAAGCCGATCAGGAATAAGATATCTTCATACGTTATATTCATAGCGTCTTAATTTTATACGATTATACCAATCTCATACAAAAATTCCGGTGCAAAGTCCGCACCGTTTGCCCATTCGATTGTTATACGAGTTAAGCCATATTGAATAAATTTATTATCATCCAATAATTCTCCGAAAATCTCACCCGTAAGATAAGGTTCTAAATCCACTTTCTTCTTACATCCGTCACTGAAAGTTATAACAAGTTCATAAGCCTTGATATAATCTACATCGATAACCCGCAACATGGAAGTCTTTTTATATTGCTGCAATCAATTCTTTCCCTATATTTTTAATAGTATCTAATATAAGGTTTACGCGTTCCTGTGAAGGTTTCTTTGTTCCGCTTATATATTGGGCAAATAAACTTTGTGACATTCCCAGCCGTCGAGCGATAGCAGATGCATTAAGTTCCGGGTGCGCAATGAATAAATCATATAACACATTATTTTGCTTTTCAGAAAAAAAACCGTCAAAACTCAAATCTTCATCAAGTTCCGGCCAATATATTCCATAGGAAGTTACCTCATAATTACCCCTTTGTTCTGGAGTAGCCCACTTTAACCTCTGAAAATCGGCAAATTTTTCACATGCTTCCCTACCGTCGGAAGTACGTATACATATAGCTGTATCAGTAAGCCACACTTTATCCACTTTTATAATATCTTCCATAACTATACTATTTTACACTATTAAAAAATTTATTCCAATGCTCTGCGATAATCTCCTGATTTTCTTCTATAACAGATTCCACGAGCTTTAATTCTGACGCTTTCAATCCGTTGTTCTGAACTAACTTCACGGGAGATATTGTAAATTTTGCTTTGGCATCTCCTTTAACTACATGTACATGTATAGGTTCATGATCATTAGAATAAAACATGAATCGAAAACCGAATAAAATAAATATTGTTGGCATTATACTTTGTCTTTTTGTTACTGATACAAAGATAGGTAATAAAATCATTACCTGCAAATTTTTAGGTATTAATTTTATTACCTATTTTAGCGAATTGGCAAACATTTCTTTTACCCTTTCCCTTACATAATCCTGATATTCATATTTAACTTTCCCGAGTGTGCCATGATATAGAATCCCGTATATCTGCCGGTTATAAATCTGGTAATTACCGTGTTCCTTCATATCCAGGAAGCGGGTATATAATGGAAGGTTAGAACGGGCGATTACCCCTTCTCCGTCCGGAATGACCGAATAATTCGGATTCTGTAGTGCGGCCATTAATGCGCCGGACCGCCCTTGTACAAGTGTTCCATATCCTTGTACTTTCTTACGCGCACGGCCTTTCTGGTAAATCCGTTTGGTAGCGATATCCAGTTGAGCCTGAAATATGTCCTGTATTCCACGCCCGATCCGGTCGGTAAAGAAATCCGTTTTAAAATTCTCGGCCATAATGAGCTATTATTATTTGAAACCAGTAACTTTCATTCGGGGACATCTCTCTTTTTCTTCTGTATCGGGCTTTTTCTCTGTAGCCTGTTGCGACTTATACTTGTATTCCCAATAGGTGCACAATGTACTATTTACTCCAATGGTAACAATAGTAACTATTACAGTTATAAAAAACCAAGCTGTAAAATTCATGTTTTATCAATTATATAATAGTGTGTATATCGAAAGTTTTTTTAATTTTGCAAATGCTTTTAACTAAAAATCTGATAAAATGAAGAAATTCATAGAACTTAAAACCCTTGAAAAGGGAAATGTGATTATAAATGTCAATCATATCATCAGCATTGAAAGTATCACCAACACAACATCTAAAATACTACTTGCTATCCCCCAAAATGAAGTTTCCTACTATACCATACAAGAAAATATAGAAAGCGTAAAAAGGAAACTATGGGAAATGCTTATGTAACATCTACATTCATTCTCTTGTTTTAAATGAGAAAGCCAGGCTCCACCCTGCAAACGTCCGGTAAAAACCGGATTCCGGAAGAGTGGAAAGACTGGTTAAATCCAGTTCCTTAGTAACAGGGCAACCGGTGGCAGAATCTTCTATCAGCATTTGTTTGATACGTTCCATAACCGGCTGCACCTCTTCGATAGTCTCATAAGCTCCTTTACGTTGGGGATCGTACTTGCTCATAAGGAAAATAACACATAAATTGTTTTCCCTCACATTATCAGCCGAAAGGCTGGCGCCCGTTCCCGACGGGATCAGAATAAAGAGTACCGGACATTCTCCTTTAGATAGTCCCTGTATCGTCTTACTCATTTCCTCGTCAATGGTAACGGGCAGCACCTTCTTTATTTCAGGAATACGTTTTTGCACGCCTTCC